GGAATGGATCGTTATGGCGACTATTATGAAAAGCGCACCGTTCGCTGCAATTAATTTAGTCTAAAAGTAATTTTAGGGCTTGACATTTCTACCAAAATAGGGTAGAATGAAATATATTAATTGATGAGGTCTGTGATGTCTATTTCCCATAAGTCTACCCTTGCTAAGTTACTCGCCACTGAGAACCTTCGGATTGAACATCAGAAGGTTCCGACCGCGATGTTCGACCTGAAGAATCGCACCCTTATCCTCCCCATCTGGAAAGACATGTCGTCCGACCTTTATGACCTGCTTATCGGTCATGAGGTTGGACACGCATTGTTCACACCTGCTCAGGGTTGGCATGGTGAGATTGATGCTCGTGGTATGGGTATTAAGTCCTATCTGAACGTTCTTGAAGATGCTCGTATCGAGCGCAAGATTAAGGACAAGTTTCCTGGTATCCGTCGTAACTTCTTCGCTGGTTATCAGGAACTGTTTGACAACAACTTCTTCGGCGTTAAGGGATATGACCTCAGCAAGTTGCGTCTCATTGACCGTATCAATCTTCATTATAAGGTTGGTTCTTTCCTCAATGCTCCGTTCAGTGCTGATGAGAATCAGTATCTTGCTCGTGTTGATGCGTTGGAAACATGGGATGATGTTGCTGCGCTCGCAGTAGAACTCTATGAACTTGCTAAATCTGAACCTGAGCATGACTTTGATTCGTCAAACTTCATGGGTGACATGGGTGCGTTTGATGAGGACGGTGACACAGCAGAGACTGGTGATCAGTGGGGTTCCGACATGGATGACGAGTCAACTGATGAAACTGCGCCTACTGCTGGTAAACCTGCAGGTAGTGACGATTCTGATGAAGATGCTGACGGTGATGCTTCCGATGCTCCTGCTGGCGAAAATTCTGACGAGGAAACTGATGCCGCTGAAGAAGGTGATTCCGATGAAGATGGTGGTGTTGCTCCTGACAATGGTGTAAAACTTCCTGGTTCAAATGATGCACCAATTCTCAACGAAGACCCTGTCTCTATCACTGACCAGAACTTCCGCGACATGGAAGATACGTTCATTGACTCAAAGTCACGTGAGTATGCGTATGGTATTCTTCGTAAGGTTGATACCAAGAATTATGTCATCCCCATGGACTGGGTTCTAGAAAACATGCGTCCAACTGTGTATTCCGACAGGTGGTATACGCAAACTGTAGATTATGATACGACTGCGCAGGAAGTTTTTTCTGAGTTCCGTAACAACAACCAGAAGTATATCAACACCATGGTTCAAGAGTTTGAAATGCGTCGTCGCGCTTCAGAGTTTGCTCGTGCGCAGACTTCTAAGACTGGTCGTCTTGATGTTGACCGTGTTTGGGCACACAAGATCAGTGAAGACCTGTTCGCTCGCAACACAGTTGTGCCTAATGGTAAAAACCATGGTATGCTTTTGTTCCTGGACATGTCTGGTTCCATGGCAGGAAACATGCGTGGTACGATTGAGCAGTTGGTCACACTGATGATGTTCTGCCGCAAGGTTCGTATTCCTTTTGAAGTATATGGTTTCACCAACAACGGCATCGTCAACGACAAGTATTCCAAGTCTGATGAAATGCGTGCAAATCGTGCCAGTGCCTTTGGTTCATCTGGTAAGGAACTTGAAATCGGTGACAATTGTTTCAATCTATTGCAGTTTGTTTCCGATAACTGTTCAGTCGCTAAGTTTAATGAAGTAGTTCGTACTCTTCTTATGTGCGCCAAGGGATATGAATATCGCTCTGTGCGCAACGCTGAAACATTCGTTCGCAATTCTCATATCATGGGTCTTGCCTCGACTCCGCTTGAAGAATCAATCATGGTTGCTCGTTCGATTGCTGACAAGTTCCGTGCTAAAAATCGCGTAGAAGTTCTTAATACCGTGTTCCTTACTGATGGTGATGGTGATAACAATATCAGTGTCGGCAAACGTTATGGTGCGCACCATGTTACTATCACAGATTCAACCACCAATGCTTCGGTAACAGTTAAGTATGATGATGACGTTTATCGCACTCAACTACAAGTTGCTCTTCTAGAACTCTACAAGAAGGCAACTGGTTCGCGTGTTATCAACTTCTTCATCGCTCCTTATAATCCTAAGTGGGCAGCAAAGCGTATGCACAATACCACTGAAGATTTCGATACCAAGTGGAAGAATGAATGGAAACAAAAGTTTTTCCATACCACAAAATCGTTTGGTTTTGATGATCGCTTTTTGATTCCAGGTGGTAGCGAGTTGACTATCGGTGAAGATGTCTTTGAATCCAACAGCAGCGACCCGAAAGATCTTCGTCGGGCATTTAAGAAGTTCCAAAATACCAAGCAGACCAACCGAGTTCTGTTGAATAAAATGATCCAAGCAGTCGCATAAAATTATTTACCCCGAAACGAAAATAAGGGCTTGACTTTTATCTCGTTTCGGGGTAGAATGAAATATAATGATTGATAAGGAAAATTTTATTATGGTTGATTTCCCCTCTGAACTTGAAACTCTCGTCCTCTGTGACTGGTCGCGTGATGAAAATGGTGTCCTTCGTGCTGTTTATCCTAACGGTGCTGGGTTTATTCTTCTTCGTGATGAAACCGTTGAATATTATGACTTCTGTAATGACGGTTCTTCTGAATTGGTTGAGTCGCGTGAATTGATTATTTCTAAATAAAAGGCTTGACTTTTATTTCGTTTTATGGTATAATGTTTATATTGATGATGTGATGTGAGGAATTTTTTATGATGAATCGTGATGTTTTGGTTGAATACCTTTCTGCCCGTAATAATAATAACGGAATTTTCCGTACCCGCGATCTTGTTGAAGCATCTGATGCTTTGGGTCAGCGGTATCCGTTTTGGTTGGCGACTGATGAGCGTCGCGTGAAGCGTGGTACCTATGACCTGTCGACTTTGATGGTGGGTGCTAACTCGTCTGTCGTTCAACTTCCCGTTGCTACACCCAAGATGGTTATTCAACCAAAGTTGCAGACGGTGATTGAGAACCTTGTCCCGCAGGTTGACCCAACCTATGTTCCCTTTGGTTTCTATCGCGATCTCTCGAAGGTTGTGAAGTCGAACAACTTCTACCCAACGTTCATCTCTGGTCTGTCGGGTAACGGTAAGACCACCATGATTGAGCAGGTCTGTGCCAAGTTGAAGCGCGAATGCATGCGTGTTAACATCTCCATCGAAACTGATGAAGACGACCTGATTGGTGGTAACACCCTCGTCGACGGTAACGTTGTTTATCGTGAAGGTCCAGTTCTCACTGCCATGAAGCGTGGTGCTATCCTTATCCTTGACGAAATCGACCGTGGTTCGAACAAGATGATGTGCCTTCAAGCAATCCTCGAAGGTAAACCATACTTCAACAAGAAAACTGGTGAGACAGTTTATCCGAAGGCAGGGTTCAACGTCATCGCTACAGCGAACACCAAGGGTCGTGGTTCTGACGATGGCAAGTTTATGTCTGCTCAGATTCTTGACGATGCGTTCCTTGAGCGTTTCGCCATCACTGTTGAGCAGGAATACCCTTCGCTGAAGATCGAGAAGCAGATTATCCTCAACAAGATGGAAAAGGTCAATAAGGTTGATGATGAATTTGCTGACAAGTTGGTAACTTGGGCAGATATTATCCGCAAGACTTTCTATGAAGGTGGTGTTGAGGAACTCATCTCGACTCGTCGTCTTGAGCATATCGTCAATGCCTTTGCCATGTTCGGTTCGCGCTCTAAAGCAATCGAACTCTGCGTCAATCGCTTTGACACCGACACCAAGTCTGCCTTCCTAGACCTCTATAAGAAAGTCGACAGCGATGCGGTGCCAGATGATGGCGTAAATGAAGACGCATACTTCCAGTCTGTAAATGAAGAAGTTCCATTCTAAGGAGAACACATGACAATTGAATACAAGTATAATGAGGGTGATCTCCTTCGGGAGATTACCCAGTATATTGATGCCACCTATGGCGAGCATTACTCACAGAATCAATACCAAGCAACCGAGTTTATTATCGACGGTGGTCATGGTATTGGTTTCACTGTAGGCAATATCCTGAAATATGCCCAACGCTATGGTCATAAGGGAACACCTGCAGACTGGCGTAAGGATTTGTTGAAAGTCATTCACTATGCAATCATTGCGATGCATGTGCATGATGAATATCTGAGCGAGGATGATGAACCCAAAATATCTACAAAGGTAAATATTAAACCGTATGAGTTGAAGACATCTTTGTCACTTTCAGATACTATTACTGTCAAACCTGACTACACATTTGCTCCTACCTGGACTGAAAACAACATGGGAACCAGTTCTCTATTGACTTCTAATGGTGTTCCAGGTATAATTGGATTTACTGAAACAAACAGTAAGAAAACTAACAAGAAGAAAGACTAATATATCATGAAGATTTCATCCGACACTCTTGCACTTTTGAAGAACTTTGCAAGTATTAATACCAACATCCTAGTTCGTCAGGGTAATGTTCTTTCCACTGTCAGTGCAGGTAAGAATATCCTCTCTCGTGCAACAGTCTCAGAAACTTTTGACCGCGAGTTTGCGGTGTATGACTTGAACAACTTCCTTGCGTTGCTGAGTCTCTGGGAAAACCCTGAGATTGACTTTGAAGAAACAGGTATGTTCCTTCGTGAAGGTAAGTCTGAGTTTGAGTATGGTTATGCTGATCCCAGTGTAGTTACCGCTGCTCCAGATAAGACTCTTGAGATTGATCCATTCTTTGACTTCACTCTGACTGCTGCTGATATCAGCATGGTGCAGAAAGCAGCGAACGTTCTCTCTGCTCCAACCATGAGCATTGTATCTAAGGATGGTAAGGTGACGTTGAGTGTTAGCGACCCGAGCAATCCACGTGCGAATGCGTATCGTAAGGAACTGACCACAACTGATGTTGGTAATTTTGATTGCCGACTAAAGGTTGAGAATCTGAAGGTGATCACAGATGATTACACTGTTTCTCTTGGTCGTAAGAAAGCAATGCACTTTAAGCATGCAACCAAGAACCTTGAGTATTGGTTGGCGATGGAACCATCGTCAGTAGTTTAATTGGAGAGTAGCATGAATAAATTGGAAATTAATTTCAGTGCTCGCGTACCATACAACAGCGACGAAGACCATCTCAATCGCTCGACCAGTATGGATTTCGACGTTGAACTTGATAATAATCCAGAAGAAATCGTTCGCCAGTTTAATAAGTTTCTGGTATTGAATGACTTTGAATTTGTTGTTGGTGTGAAGTAACTTCGCTTCGACAATTTTGAATGCTGGTCACTAAACCAGAGTCCGTGGATGTGCTTACTTCGTGACGGACATTTTTTTATTATGGAGAATATTATGGAAAATAATCGTGACCAGTTCCTCTGGGTTGAACGTTACCGTCCTCGCAAACTTGATGACTGTATTCTACCCGATGATCAACTAAAGACATTTCGCGAGTTCGTCGCGACTGGTGAAATCCCTAACATGCTCCTATGTGGTTCAGCAGGTGTTGGTAAGACTACGATTGCTCGAGCAATTTGTGAAGAACTTGGGTGTGATTACATCATCATTAACGGTTCTGAAGAGTCTGGTATTGATGTTCTTCGCACCAAGATTCGCGAGTTCGCTTCATCAGTTTCCTTTGGTGGTAAGACCAAGGTAGTCATCCTTGATGAGGCGGACTATCTAAATCCAAACTCAACTCAACCTGCTTTGCGTGCATTTATTGAGGAGTTCGCAAACAACTGTCGGTTTATCTTCACGTGTAACTTTAAAAATCGTATTATCGCTCCTCTTCACAGTCGGACTGCTGTCATCGAATTTAAATTGACCAAAGCAGATCGTCCTAAGATGGCAGGTCGTTTCATGAAACGTCTGTCTGACATCCTTGCCACTGAGAATGTGTCATTCGATGAGAAGGTTGTCGCTGAGGTTCTCAAGAAGCATTTCCCTGACTATCGCCGTGTCCTAAACGAACTGCAGCGGTACAGTGTGTCTGGAACTATTGATGAAGGTATCCTTGTCAATATTCAAGAAGTCAACATGAAAGAACTTGTTGCCTCGTTGAAGAGCAAGGACTTCAAGAAGATGCGTAACTGGGTGGTTGATAACATTGACAATGACCCAAATCTTATTTTCCGTAAGATCTATGACACCATCCTAGATGATGTCAAGTATCCTTCGCAGTTGGTTCTGCTGCTTGCAGATTATCAGTATAAGGCAGCGTTCGCTGCTAATCCTGAGATTAATCTGGTTGCTTGCCTTGCTGAAATCATGGCAGGGATGGAGTGGAAATAATGGACGGAGTACTCGATGGTTTGGGTGCTCCAAAAGTTGAATATGATGCTGAGGAGTACAAGGAAAAGAAGAAGGGTATATCTCCCTTTGACTTCATTAAAGATATAAACTATGAAAAGAAGAATCTGATTGTTGATGATTGGTCTGAGAAACAATACAATCCTTGGATCATTAATCGTGGGTTGACATTCAGTATTGATACTGTCCACCCCGCAAATGAAATGAACTGCCGCCCCCATCTCGATAAGAGCATGCAAAACCTGTATCTTATAAATACTATTCGTGCTAGAAAACGTTTTGACAAATGGATCAAAATCGAAGACGATCACGACGTGGAGATGGTAAAAGAGTATTATGGTTATAGCAATGATAAAGCTCGCCAAGCACTCACAATTCTCTCTGAAGAACAAAAAAAATATATAAAAGAGAAATTGTTTAAAGGTGGTAAAAAATGAGCGAAGATTTTTTTGACATTGACTTTCCAGGGTATGCACCTTTGGAAGTCACCTTAAAGAATCCTGACGACTTCTTGAAAGTTAGAGAGACTCTTTCTCGCATAGGTGTTGCATCAAGAAAAGAAAAGATTCTTTACCAATCATGCCACATTCTACACAAGCAGGGCAGATATTTCATCGTGCACTTTAAAGAACTCTTTGCCTTAGACGGTAAAGATGCAGACTTTAGTGACAATGATTTACAGCGCAGAAACACGGTAGCACATCTTCTTTCAGATTGGGGATTAATCACTATTCTAAATCCTGAGATCCATGAGGATAAAGCACCACTAAATCAGATTAAAGTAATTGCGTTCAAAGAAAAGACTGAATGGGAACTCGTTCAGAAATATAACATTGGACGCAAAAAGTAAATCTGTATATGACAATGAATGCTGGTAAAAAATACAAATCGGTATTCATTTCAGACTTACATCTTGGGTCGAAACATTGTAACTCTGATGCATTGCTAGAGTTTTTATCTACGATTAGAACTGAAAAGTTGTATCTCGTTGGAGATATTTTGGATATATGGCGTCTGAAAAAGAAATGGTATTGGCCAAAAATACACAATCAAATCGTCAGAAAAATACTCAAGATGTCAGAAAAGACAGAAGTAATTTATGTCACTGGTAATCATGATGAAATCTTTCGCTCATTTCCAAATATTAGAATTGGTAAAATTGCAGTAGAGCATCGTTGTGTTCATGTTGGAGTAGATGGTAAACGCTACTTGGTGGTACATGGTGACCTCTTCGATAACTTGATGCGAACAAAGACTGGTCGATTCATCATGCATCTGGGAGACTTTGCATATGACTCTCTGCTCTATGTCAATAAGATTATTAATACATCAAGAAGACTGCTCGGGATGCAACCTTGGAGTTTGGCAAAGTATTTAAAGCGTAAGGCAAAACTTGCTGCCAATTATATTGGTGAGTTCGAAAAAGAAATGTCTTACTATTGTAAACGCAAGGGTTACGATGGAGTTATCTGCGGTCATATTCATCATGCAGAAATTACACAATATGATGATATTGTTTACATGAACGATGGTGACTGGTGTGAAAGTTGCACTGCCCTTGTGGAAAATTATGATGGAACATGGGAAATACTTAAAAAATAATTGACTTTCTTCTAAAAGTATAGTATAAATAGAGGGTGCCATGCTTCGGATGGCACATTTTA